GCTATTAATTTTTTTAACTATTCGGTTGTTTAAATACTTGATTTTCATCTTATTAAAGTTTTCAAGTTCTAATGTGAATAAATCATTAACATCACCTATCGTATCATTTTTTACCGCCCTAATATTAACGCTATCTTCTGTTATTCCTAACATAGAATAGATTGTGTTGCAATTACCATCACAGATAAAGTAAATGTTTTTGTTTTTTAAAGATCTCATACGGCAAATATAAATAAAAAAATGGAAATAAAAAACCCACAACTAAAATAAATCTAGTGTGGGTTTTACCTGTTTAACTTCGGGAAAAGTCAATTTCTTTATATTGTTTCTAAATCTGATTTCAATTTAATTAACTTAATAATACTATCTTTTTTATCTTCTGATGAATAATTTTCTAATTTTAATTTAACTTTAGAAAGTTTTTCTTTTAATTCTGTATCACCGATATTGATTTTGTTATTTACCAACTCTAAGTTTTCTTTAACAATACTTTCTTCAATGGTTTTTAATTTAGCATCATCATTACTAATTATTGATTTAATTAAATCTTTTTCCCATTCAGTAAGATTTTCATACTTCTTATTAAACTTCTTAGCTATTAAGTTAGTATAAACCTTTATTGGTAATGTTCCTTCAACTACATTATCCGATACTGATTTCTTTGTTAATAAATGTGATACCAAATATTTCTTAGCACTCATTCTACTTTCAATTAAATTAGATTTTGTATCTTTTAATAATGTGTCAATATTCTCTAATAATGTTTCTTTTGCAAATGTTTTTTCTGATTTATACTTCAAGATAAAATCATGTGCTAACGAAAAATCACCATCTAATGATTTAAGATAATCCAAACTTTCATTTAGATAACTTGTAGCATCAGATACGTCATCAAACTTTTTAGTTTCTATATTTGAATAAACAATATAATATTCTTTAATTGTTTTATTGTTTTTAAGGATGTTATAGAACTCCTTAAATATCATTTTAAACCTATCTTTATCTGAATATGATTCAAATAAAATGTTGTTTATATCTTGTTTAATTTTACCAAAACTCATAATTGTATTTTTTATAGTAATAAATATGTAGTTATTCAATTATAGAATAGTTTTATCAATTTTTTCTATCATTTCTTTTATTTCTCTATTATAACTATCTGTCTTACTAATTAACTTCTCAGTTATTAAAGGTTTATGTCTACCAGGTATAAATGATTCCTGTGGTGCTCCTTCAGGTCCACCAATAGGAGGTGCTCCACCAGCTTCAGCCCCACCACCAATAGGAGTTGCACCAGGTGCTTCACCACCACCGAATCCACCGGCTTCAGGCGCTCCACCAAATCCACCTGTTTCTCCACCACCGAATCCACCGGCTTCAGCTCCACCACCACCTTCAGCAGGTACAGGTTCACCTTCACCAGGTTTAACACCATAAATCTTATCAACCTTATCAAATACACCTGTTTTTGGTATAACTGATGGTGTGTTAGCCAATTCAGCAGCCGCTGCTTTCTCTATTCTTTGTTGTTGTAAATCTAACGATATTTCTTCGTCTGACATACCTAATATTTCTTTCTTAGCTCTTACCATAGATATAGCTGAGAAACCATTACCAGCGTCAGCCATTGCTTTAGAATACACATCTAATTTTTGTGACCATAATTCAATCTTCAATAATTCAGCTTGGGTTGAAGGGTTTGTTAAAGCTAATGTAAAGTTATCCAATTCTTCTTCATAACCCAACATAAATAAATGTATAATTGCAATCTTATTCAACTCCTGAATCATTGCTTTTTGTATTCTATTTACTGTTCTTGAAAATCTAATATCTAATAATGATAAGTTTTTACCATCACCTGTAGCTTCAGCGAAACCTAAGAAAGGTGCTGGTACTCTAATAGCTGCAAATAATTTATTCTGTAAGTAAGTAATATCATCAATAGGTAATGGTGCAGCTCCTGGTAATGTATCAATAGGGTTAGCAGCATTTTCACTTCTAACAGGAATAAACCAATCTTGGTCAATACCTGCTTGATTGTATCTTAAATCTACTTGTCCTGTTTTACTATCAACGATAGGTGCTCTTTTAAACTTATTAGCTATTTTTTGGATGTATGCTTCAATATCACTATCCTCCATATTACCAACAAATACTTTAAACACCCTTCTTTCAGGTGCTCTTACAACTCTATAAATTAACATCGCATCTTCCGACATTACTAATTGTCTGTAAATCCTCCTAGCCTTTTCCAATATAGATGTTCCATAAGGAAGTTTTCTATCATCACCTAATAATCTAAAGTGAGCAATCTGAAATGGTTCGAATTGTAAATCTTTTGTTTTGTATTGAAATCTAATTTTCTTTTTATTTGCGATTAAATCTGTATCCTCAAATCTTTCAATTTCAATTGTAGGTAATTGAGTACAACCAACAACACCTTCATCATTATCTAAGTGAAGATAAACAAAGTTATCACCATACTTAATTGTATTTCTTGTCCAAGCTTGTAAGTTTGTTTCAATATCCAATGTCCTATTAAAAAGGTCTTGAAGGATTGATCTAACCCTTTCTGATTCTGAAAATATTGTTAATACTTTACCTTGTTCTGATGGAACTGTTGCTTCTTCAGACATAATATCCAAAGCCGCAGCAATCTCAGGGAAAAACTCCATTGATTCAAAATCATAATACGATGCCATCCTTGTAGGTTCATTGTGAATTGAACGAGCATACATATCATTTTCAATCTTACCCCATAAATCATTTATGTATTTTTGTTGTTGGAGTTCTGTTTTTGTTTTATTAAACTCTTGAGGGCTTGTTGTAACCAATAATGGATCAACAGGCTTAATAGGTTTATTTATTTTTCTTTTATTTTCATTGTTAGGTCCCAATAAAACACCTAATCTCTGAAATATCGTTAAATTATTATCTGCCATACTATATAAATATTTATTCTTTTTATTTTAAACCAAATAACCAACCAAATTGATTTTGCATTTGTTTTTGATCCATTTGTTGTTTTGCCGGATTTATCGTTTCTTGCATATTATATGTTGGTATATTACTACTTGTAGATTCAACAGTCCAAGAACTTAATAATGATTTTATTTGTGATTCATTTTTAGTCAATTCCTTAAATCTAACCTCACATAAGTATAAAGCCAAAGCTAAAGAAAATAAACAGTCATCGTTACATCCTTTCATATGATCCGGTCTACCTGATGCTGTTACAATAAAATTTCTCATCTCAGATAAAACCCTGTGACTTCTTACTTTAAACCCTTGTCTTACATTTCTTTCAAATGAATCCAATACATTCATCCTTGTTATTGATGAGCCAATTACCAAACCAGCAGCCAATTCATCTTTATTAACATAACCATACATATCCTTACCTTTATAATCATAAAAGAAGTTTTTGTATCCGAATTCTTTTAACTTATTTACACAAATTAAACCCAATCCACCTGTTAAGTCAGTTATTAACATAGGATTACCATACATCTCCAAATATTTCATTATAAACTCAGCAGCTACATCTGGAGCCATCTTACCTCTCCATTCAAATACTTGTTCCCAACTATCAAAATCAACTATTGATAATACACTCCAGTCGTCAGATTGTCCTAATGAAATATCTAAACCAGCAGCGTATCTATGTCCTTTCTCAGGTTCTCTATATATCCATACAGATTTATCAAAACCTTCAATCCTAATTGGATCTATTATATTTTCTTGTTCTTGTTTATCAATATCTTCACCAGCAACGAATGTATTACCTGAACCGACAAAATTACCATCGATCTCCTGACTTACTTTTCTTGGTGAATCCATATCGGCTTTCATACCTTCATACCAAGGCGAAGTTGGTTTCCAACCATTTCTCACCAGTTCTTTCCATTCTTCTTCATTCCAATTCTCTATGGTTTGATCTTCCTTTGTCCACATTAAATTAATGTTATATCTTGGATCTTGATACCATTTAATCTCATTTATGGTAAACTTATTCTTACCTAATTTAGCATTGTTATATGTTTTCCAATATAATAAATCATTACCATTTGGTGTTGAAATTAGAATTGCTCTACCTCCTGTTGATAAAGCCGCCATTGATGCAGTCCAAAATTCTTCCACATCTATATTATCAATGTGAGCCGCTTCGTCAATAATCATTAGAGTAGGTGTATAACCCCTTAAAGCATCCATTGATGTTGCAACGGCTTTAACTTCAGATTTGTTATACATTATTTTATGAAACTCCGTTGATTTAGCATACATTTG